GAATCAAAATATTCAAAAAACTTAATAGCCATCATCGCCTGAAATGGTGATTGCAATATAATAAGCTTAGGGCTATCCTTGCCAATAACAGAATACGCTCTATCAAGGGCATCTTGCAATTTATCCCTATCTATACGCGAACCATCACACGCTATATCTAAATACTTTTGCCTAAAAACTGGCAGATAATCTTCCTGTTCTTTTGTTAGTATTTCTATTTTATTCATAATACACTTCCTTTCATTAATAAATATTCTTCCATGGACAATACAGCAGCATCAATTTGATCTAGCCGTCTTTCCATTTCTTCCAAACGAATATAAACATCCCATTCGTCATCTTCGGTTAAATCTATAAAAACTTTTTCCTGATACATTATTCTAATCCTGTCCAAAAATTTCCATTATCATACCCGCATGAAATGCGTATAGGCACATCAAAATATAAAGGGCAAATTACAGTTGAGCCTAAATAATCGACCTTTAAGCAAGGTGCTTTAAGCTTTAAAAATTCATCTATATCAATGTCATTGATTATTACATCCATGTTTATCTCCTTACATGAATGATATTATCATACTAAATAATTTTGTAAATAACTTTATTTGATAAATACGAGTGTATGAAAAGAAAACCCCGCGCTATGTAGGAAGTGTGTAAGGACTTTGATAAACATGAGCGCGGGGAACTGTTGTGGGCTACAGTTTTTATTCTTTTAATAAGTTAAGCATAGTTTCTTCTGTAAGAACATATAGCCTTTTCTTATTGTTCGATCTAAGGGTTAATACATCTACGCTACCCTTATCGATTAAATTATACAAGGTCTTAAATCCATCTTTACGCATTTTGCATTCAATGCGCAATGTACCTATTCTGCTTTCAAGCAATATATCTACTGGCTCAGAACCATCTGAACGCTTGCCAGATTCCAAAGTCCTCTCAACTTCAAATCCTAAAGCCCTAAGATCATTCACAATGGCGCGTTCTTCTCTATCGCCTTTTTGCTTACTTCTATTTGGCATTCATAAGCCTTATTGTTATATGCTCTTTTTTCACGTCAAGCCGTCCTGATACATCATCATGGATACGATCTATATCACGCTTTAATAATAAACTAGGTCTTGTGTGCGTTTCAATCACAAATCCATCAATGATAACATTATACTTATATTCCTTGCGAAAATCTTCTTTTGTTTGAACTCGCACAGGCTTCCATCCGTTGCGCTCTTCTATGTCTTTCATCTGCTTTTTTGTTAAATCAAACGGCATGTAACACTCCCCTATTTTCTTATGTCCTTTTAATTTCCAATATAACGGCATTATCTGCTATAATACTCCACTTGCTCTTGCGCCTGCTTCCATGAGTAAAAGTCTTTCCTAAGATTAACAAAGCGATTATAAGCTTCTGATCCTTCAATTAATTCTGAACAGCTTTTTATGCCTATGTAGTTTTTCATCCAGCTTTCCGCATTTTCTGCGCCCGAATATCTCTTAAACTCAGCATCTTGCGCTAATAGCTTGCCCTCACCTGCCTTTGACTTGCCCTTAGGCTCATCTATTTGCGGCGCATCATCATCACCAATAGGAACAACTGAGACAACATATCTTTGACCCATTGGCTGAGTATATAAGCTTGCAGGCATATCATTGGGATGGATATTCAATGTTAGCCTGACACCTCCATCCTGATTTTGTCTCAGACCATCTTTTTTACACTCAAAGCTAACCGCTATTGATCTTGCTAATTCTGCTTCGTATCCCATAATCTTCTCCAAATAACAATTCTCATCATTGATCGTTCTGTATCATAACGCATGTTGTATAAATCATTTGCCAGTTTCACAGCTTCTTCATACCCGCCGTATTCCTTCCAAAATTCCTGCTCACTCCCCTTTTCATGCTGCTTTGCATGTAGCTCACATGACAACGGTAAACAAAAATTATCACCGCTTTTGTGACCCATACCAGACCCATTACCAGAACGCAAATGAGCGCATTGAACATCAGGACGAAGGGTAACGACACAAAGTAAAGAAGATATCCACTTTCTGTATTTTGCATCGTCTATCCTTTTTCTCTTAAAGTTTTGCATTAGAAGGGGATTTCCGTATCGCCTATATCATTATAATCAGGCTTTCCTGTGTCATAATACGAGCCTCCACTTTCTTGCCCTCCATTAGATTTACCATCAAGCATGACCATTTCACCACCATAAGGGCGAAGGACAATCTCTGTGGCGTATCTCTTTTGACCATCCTGATCCCATGAGCGAGTTTCGATAGATCCAGATAAATAAACCTTAGATCCCTTCTTAAGATATTGTTCGCATACCTTAACAATGCCCGGATTGAATACAACTACGCGATGCCATTGTGTGCGTGTATTCTTCTCCCCCGTTTCCTTGCTGCGCCATGTTTCAGATGTGGCTATAGATAGATTGCATACCTTGTCACCTGATTGCATTATTCTAATTTCAGGATCATCTCCTAAATTACCTATTAATGTTACCTTGTTTACGCTGCCTGACAATTTAATCTCCTTTATCTTATTGTTAAACTTCTACCGCCATTATCCATAGATACACCTTCAATGGATTGACCGTCTTTAATTGCTTTATTGATTTTTGTCTTATCAATGGATTTTTTAAACCACTCATCAGGGATTTTATCCTCATCCGTGATAATTGGCTTTGGTGCAACTTTTCTAAATGATGCTGTGCCAACCTCACTTTTAAAGCTTTCTTCATTGGCTGCATCCATAAGCATTTCAACAATGTTTTTCATGCTATCGGCTTTATTGTCAAAAGATTTTTTTCGCTTCTCGTATCGTTCTTTAAGATCCTTTGCTGCATTTGCGTATGCTATATTTTCAGCGCGTTTACGCAATGCCCAATTCATCAAAGATGTATAATCACCATCAATATTCATCATCTCGACTTTTTCAGGGTCATCATCATCTAGCAACTCAGCTATCTTTTTTATTCTGCCAAGGCAATCGGATAAATTACTCATCATCACCCCCATTAAATACATTTTCAGCTAAACTAATGGCATCTAGCAAACTAGCCTTTTGACCATCATCAAGATTATTAAAGTGTTTGCGAGCATTAGCCTTGGCTTGTTCAAACTCATTTACGTTCTTGCACGCTTCTACACTTGCTATCAATGACGTTGTGAGATTATTTGCATCAATCTCAGGATCTTGAACAACAACACCTTCAACTTTTGGCTCTTCGTATCTTTCCTGATGCGAATCAATCTCTTCTATAGATGCATATTCATCACCACCAAGCGATAACGATGCAAGAGCGCGACCAATCGCCGTTGTTTCGCACTTTTCTATTCCCTTGTCAGATTGAATGCTTTTAGTAAAAGAGCTTCCTGCACCTTTAACCATGCCGCTAGGATCAGTTATAACAGCCTTACAAAGCGCACCAGTAGCACCTATAGTGATTTCTGTATCAATACCCCATTCATATCCAACAACGCGCCTAAATGCTTCTATTCGGTGAACAACCTTTGTATAGGTCTTGCCGCCCTTAATCTTAATTCCATTTTTTTCATGAATTTTCTCATTTAACTCAATTGCCTTTATGGCAAGATTACCGGTTTCCATTACGCAACCTCCTTCTTATTAAAATAAGCCAGTTGCTTTTCAATCTTTAAAATTTCAGTGGTGAACATTTTTAGATGACATCTACCCATGTCAGTTTTCATAGCCTTGCGCAGCATAATGGTATAATCCATTTTACGTTGCTTAAGCATACAGATGTAGAAAAATTTATTATCAGTCATGTTTATCTCCTTACACCTTCACAATACATCATAGGGAAAGTTAGTCAACAAAATAATTTATTTAATTCCATTTTATTACTATAGACATAGTTCCGCTTTCCGTTACCCCCGATAACCAAAGGCTATCACAACAGAGACCAAGGGGGATATATTTTACAAACTTCGTATAGCCTATCTACATTTTTACAAGTGCCGCTTGCCCGATCTCTTAATTTATATTGCCTAAGAGTAGCTAAGTCATCGTACGGATAACGATAGGTTTCGATTATAGCCTATATCAAGCATTTAATCGGCTCGGAAACCACCTAAAATAAATTTTGGTGTAAAGTTCGCCCGAAGTTATTGCCCATTTATATACCGCATTAGACAGCGGGGGCTTTTTTGTTAGAAAAACCAATAAACTTAGCTTGACAAAAATGTGGGGGAATGTGTATTCTTAAACCATATTCTTGTTGTGCAAAATTAGAATATCGAAGGAGGGGGCAGTTTGTCAACTCCTTCTTCTTTTTTTAAGTACTCAATCCATCAAGATACGCTTTATATTTTGCGTAATCACCACCAAAATCCATCAATGATTTTCTATCAGGATCAAATTTAGGTTTTTCAGCTACATCTAAATAACGCTTTTCATTAAGCCATGTTGCAGCTTGAGGAGTAAATCTTTTATCCTCTTCACCATCATAATTATTGGCAGCCCTTATAATTATTTCCATGTCATCATCTTGAATAGCTTTTTCAAATGCACGCCTAGCCCTTTCCTTTGGGTTTGCCCCTTCCCTTTTAGGGTATGCTTTCCAAAACTTTTCAAAATCAGTTTCTCTAAATACAACCTTTTTATTCAAGACCCGGTGAGCAATCTTTTCTATCTCCATAATCTCAGGCGTAGGAAAGCCGGATTTTGTTATACTTAATATCTCTTGTAAAGCTTTTGTCTTACTACACATATTAAACCCCCAGTTCCCTTAGCTTTTCCTCGATTTTGTCATATGTATTAATGCTAGGCTTTGTCTTATTATTTATATACCTAGACATTAAATCAGGTGTTACACTCACTAATTCACAAAATGATTTTTGAGTATGACCTGCTTTTGTCATTCTTTCTTTCCATGTTGCTATCTTACCGCTTGCTGTTTTCATATTTAAGTCCTCTCATTAATTTACTTAAATAATACTATTCATAAAAAAACATAAAATTCAATGCAAAAAAGTTATTGACTTGAATAATTATATATGCACAATAGGGATTGTAAGGAGATAAACATGAAACACATACAAATATTTATTGATGAAATTAAAACTGATGTACCAGCGCATAAAAGCATTTGCGATCTTGAAGCGTGGATTGAAGATGCTCAGGCATTGATTGACATTATACCATCACTTAATCGCCAGTTACAAGTTAGCGATAGTGGATATGCTTTGCGCCGTGATATGGATTGCGTATTTTCTGAGCTTTCCGATTTGATTAATCAGTGCAATGCTCGCATTGAAGAGATTAAAGAAGATACGTATGACCACTGTCCAGAAGATGATGCATACGAGCAATACAGATCAGCTAAAATTGATGAGCAGGCAGGTGCATAATGACAAAGAAGGATATTATACCATTGTTGATTTTATCTCTTATAGCTTCGTTTTTTGTGATGTTCATCATCCCTATGGCGATTGATAAAGAGATAGCTAGGCTTGATGCTGTGAGCGATTATAACTGTAGAGTATACAAGGCATGTGATTAACTTATAAGGCTGCATCCAGCCCCCACCACTAACAAACGAGGAAAAAATGACAGAGTATAAAAAATCCACTGATGTAGAAGATGACATTCTTTTACTAGAAACCTTTCTTATAAAAAAGAAAGAAGAGTTGAAGCCTTTACAGAAAGAGATTGCCCAAGCCCAAAAGGAGTTTGATTCCCTTAATAAAATTATCACGGACATGAAGAAAAAAGAAAGCTTAAATCCGGATATTTCAGATCATGCAATACTCAGATATCTGGAGCGTGTACGCGGTTTTTCTTTTGACGATGTTCGCAAAGAGATTTTAGACGATAGCGCGATAAGCAGTATAGAAGCGGGGGCAAGTAAGATAAAAAGAAACGGCTTTGAAATGATTATAAAAGATAAAAAAGTGGTAACTATTATATAGGAAATAAAATGAAAACGATTAAAGACATACGAGAAAACTTAAAGAACACGCTTGAAGTAGTTGAACAGCTTGAACAGCAACAAGAGTCTAAAAAAGAATGGTCGCCTGATGGTTTGGAATACGGAGATGAGTACTGGAGGCTTGATGGGCTTGGTGATGTTGTTAGCGAAAATTTTGAAAATCACCCAGCTGACCGCCTTAACATACTAACTGGTAATTGCTTTCTAACACCAGGAGATGCACTATACCACTATGAAATGCTGAGACTGGCAAAGTCAATACGTGACCAAGCCTTCGAGCCTGATTGGAGTGACGTAAGTCAGAATAAGTGGGTTGTAGCATATAATCATGAAGAAAAAAAGATTCTTTGCTTACCTAAAAGTCGTATGAATGGTCGGAGATCATACTTCGAAACGATAGTAAAAGCCAAAACCGCCTTTAAAGATGTATCACACAATGACTTTTTATACATGCTTAGAAATGGAATGATTTAATGAGTGAAGAATTAAAGCCCAAGATAATAGGCGCATTTCAAAATCATGCCGATTGGGTTAATCGAGCATCGCGCGAGCTTGCGCATTTCAAGCATGAATACGGTCACAAGATAGATGCTATATGTGTTGATGCTATAGGAAGGCGATGCACATGCGGAGGAGACTTCGCGCGCGCCAGAGATGAGGGAACATTCCCTGTCTATTACTTCATTGAATGCCAAGCTATGAACACCCGCGCAGACCTTGCTTCTCAAAAACAGGCAGAAAGCGGAGATAATGCGCTTGAGGCTTTGGAACGGATGGAAAGTACTTGGTATACTGGAGATATGGCAGAGGATTGGTCACATGATGGTGATATAGAAACAATACGCACCGCCCTAACCCAGAGCGCGGAAAAGGATACGGTTATTCTGGAATTGTCACAAGCGTTAAACACAATTCATGCCGCTTCTGGATTTCATTCGCAGAATGGTGTTAGTGACCATTGCATGAGGTACGCACATGAAAGCAACGAACGCTTGTGCAATGAAACCCTCAAAACCCACGCAGAAACAATCAAACGCGCAGGAGGCGAGTGATGGTAGTTGAAAGCCCTCAGACAAAAACGCCACGACCAGTTGTAAATGGTTGGGTAACATATGAAGCATGGGAGTTTAGAAATGACCAGAATTGAACAAGGACAACACCTTTTAAAAATGATTGAGGGTGTTGATGTTAAAGATACTGATACGCTTGATGAGATTGATGCTCGGTTTTGGTGTTTTTTGAACAATGAGGGAACTCCAGAGTTTAAACAAAAAACCACGTACACACTGGGTGGTGGTGAAGTCACAAGAGGTGGGTGGGGTATAAATGACACTAAAGAACCTGTTTGGTTTTTAACGGAATACACCCGTTCACTCGATGCTCTTCATGAAGTAATGCCTGACGGGTGGTATATGAGCGGTGGTGGTTATAATAATGTTGGTAAGTTTTGGACTTTTAAAATATTTACTTGGTCTAATAACGAAACTATATACTCACGACCATTACCAACAATGCACCTCGCATGGTTACACGCAATTATTCAAGCTTATATTTGGGAGATTGAGAACAATGACTAAAATGAAATTAGCGCCGATTGAGCTAGATAAAACCTCGTTGAGAAAGGGTACAAAGGTCTACAAGCAAAGCGTCAATCCGTTTGTAGCTAGTAGGTTATATGCAGCGTATGAAGAAATGACCGCCGAATGCCCCACAGTTGAGGTGGTGTTGGATACACAAAGACTTCTCGATATAGCAACCAACTTGTCGCATCCAAAAATAGATATGAAGTATGCGTATGAGGTTGCTCAATGCATTGGTGATTACCTAACCGCCAACGGTTACAAAATCATAAAGGAGGTGGAGTGATGTCACATAAATGCGTTGAGACAGTTGAAGAATGGAACAAGCAAGTTCCTGTAGGCACAGAAGTGGTCGTGATGAAAGATTTTAGCGATAAAGCCACCTTAACAAAAACACGCAGCAAGGCTTCTATGATGTGCGGTGAGCCAGTTGTTTGGTTAGAAGGTATTTCAGGGAGCTATGCCCTTACTCACGTTTATCAACAGGAGCAAAACAATGACAGAACATGATTTTAAAGAGGTTTTGAATAGACTTAGCTTTTTAGAGGTCGATCCGTATAAGGCGTTTACGAAAGGCGAAGTAAAAGAGATTGAAGAGGCATGTGCCATATGGCTTGTGCATTATCACGACACTGTTAAATTCGCCCTAAAGCTTGCCGAGTATGTGCAGAGTGGTGTGGTAACAGCGGGAATGCTGCAAGCTGCACACGACACACCAATAGGCGCATTTGATGATATATATCGTAAGGAATACAAAGCCATGACACAAAAACTTATGGAGGAGATTGGCGATGATGTTTAGCTACTTAGGCTTATTTCCCCTTGAGCCAATGGGGAGATTTAAACCCTACAAAAAGTCACCTATGAGCAAGGCGACAAAGAAACGCCGTGCAAAAAACAAAGCCGCCCGAAAGGCGAGAAAGGTAAATAGACGATGAGTGAAATGCCGAGAGAAATATTTGCATGGGTAAATCAACCCTCGATAAATGTTGAAAATTATTCAAGCGGTAAGAGCTGGTCTAGTAATGACGAGTGTGCAGGTACAGAATTTAGTTCTAAAAAATACCACCGTGACGACATACACCAAGCCGTTGTAGATGAGCGTGATGCGTTGAGGGAAAACTTACGCGAATGCCTGAGATGCATTCTCATGCGCGACAATGGTATAACGGACGTTATTTGGCAGTCAAACTTTGTAACCCTTGCTGAGTATATCGCAGATGCTCTTGATGAGGACATAGACTTTGAAGATGTTGCGGCATCTGTTCAGGACAGGAAAATAGAATACAAATGCCCAAAAACAAGTGATTTTGAGGTTGAGCAATTGCGTGAGGAGAAAGCAGACATGCTCGCAGAAATGGAGAAACTCGCACAGGCACTAGAGGACACGGGACACGAACCAGAACAATCATTTTATGATGCGATAAGAAAGGCTAGGGGTGAAAAAAAATAAAAAAACGCTTGCACTATGCGACATAGTGCCGTATATTAAGATCATAAGCAAACGGCAACAGCGCCGACAACATAAGGGAAATAAAATGAAAAATGAATTTTACTCACCTAACCATGCTGGCGAATTAGTATTAAATGAAGCTATACGTTTAAGAAAGATTTTAAGAAATCACGCAGTCATTAAATACAGAGGTGACCTTGAAAAAAGAACACTGCGAATTGTTGAAATAAATAAAATGGATATTAAATCATTAAAAAATGAGGCTAAACGTTTATCATGACCCCCGCCGAATTTAAACAACTTAGATTATCCCTTGGCCTAACTCAGCGAGAAATGGCCAAGGTTATGGGTGGCATTAATTATAGAACGGTGCAACGCTTTGAGAATGGCGATATGCCTATAGAGCGCATGGCGTTGCAGTTGTGCCAGTACATGAAGAAATACGGAGTTTTGAAAGATGAGATTTAAAACCAAAGGATATAAAGCCCCACTTCCTAATGTTGTTAGAGTTGGTGATATTTACCCATCAAAAGGCGGTAAGGGTACGTATGCCTTTATCATAGTTTCAGTGCGAGATCATAGAGCGCACGCCATAGGGATAGATAAAGAAGGTAATATAATAACAACAACATCATACGGAGTACATGCCTTTGAAAGGAGAGAAAAAATAGGGTTTTGTGATGACCTTGCAAATTTAACGTTAGAAATTGACATGTACGGCATAAGTAATTACGGCAAGCAATAAAAGGCTAGGGGATTATGAAAATGATAAAACTGAGCAACAAGCACGATGTCGGTGCTAAAACACATTCTTTATACTTAAACCCGAAACATATTTCAGCAATCAGAGAAGTTGACGTTGAAACTGGGTTTGCTGACACTAAAAAGATCGTCACAGAAACACATGTAATCATGTCAAATTCTATCGTTTACACAGTGCAAGAAAGCGCAGATTAAATACTAGATACATCAGTAAGATACGGAATTTTGAAAGATGAATGAATTGGAGAAAAAGATAATCAGGCTAGAAGCCGAAAACAGAGAGCTGAAAAAACACAATGATAATATGTTCGATGCGCTCAAGCAGGCCGCGATCTTGATGAATGAGGACAAAATTAATTTCAGAAGAGTGCGCAAAGCAAAAAAAATAATCAAGCAATCTGTATTAGAAAGGCTAGTGATATATGACTAATCAAGAAAAAATAATGGTTTCAGTTTTTGCAAGCATGGCTTTACTTTCCATGGCTGCACTTACTTATGTTGTAGCGGGGATATTATGAGCGATAAAAAAGACAGCATGACAATAGGCGGTATATGCATCATCCTAATGATACCTATCGTACTCATGATAATACTCAATCATTTGATAGAAGTTTTTCTATAGATTTGTTATTATACCCCATCGTCATAGTGGCGATCTCAGAGCCTTGGGGGTTTTGGAAAGCCTGCACTTTAATCGGTGCAGGTTTTTAGCAATCAGGATTTACAGGGCTTTCTGAGCAAAGACAATCATACCGCCTTAAACCATTTATAGTTAAATCTGTATAAGGGTTTGTGATTGTGCAATAATCATTTACTATATTTGTCGAGCAGCTCGCCATCATAGGAGCTATCAGAAACAGCATCATTGCCTTTACGCACCGATTTAATAGTTTCCTGCGCATCGTTTAACTCACTTTCTGTTGCAGCTTGTTTTGCGCTTGCCTTCACCCACAACCATGCAAAGCAATAAGTAAGCAAGCATATAACAGCACTAATCGCAAATCCTTCCATTATTCTGAATCCGCGTTTTTATTCTTAATCACGTTAAGAGCTAAGAAATTAAGAACGCTTAAAATACCGTTAATTATCTTATCATCTGTTTTTGTTGGTGTAAGTGCTGTAATAGCAGAACATGATGCGATAACACCAGTTAATGCCGCAACCCATTCTCCAAATGTAACACCTTGAATAAACTCGAGTGCAGTAGTTAAATATTCCATAGTAAAGCCTTTCTTTTGGTAAAAAAATTATATCAACTTATCCATTCAATAGCAAATCAGCATCAACCTTAAAGGATGGGCACGCCTTATGCTTATCAAGATCATTATGCCCAACAATAATAGCATCAGGAAATAATGCCATGTAGAACCTTAAAATGCGCTTTAAGCTCTTATATTGCTTTTCAGTGAAGTTACGTTCCGGGGAATTATCATCATCAACACCACCAACCAAGCACACACCAACGGATTGCTTATTGTACCCCTTAACATGAGCCCCTATCTCGTTTACTTGCCTGCCCTCTTCTATGACACCATCCCTACGGATAACATCATGATAACCAACATCACGCCATCCGCGAGCCTTATGCCACTTCCTTATCTCTTCCACGCCTATATCCATATCTGGAGGTGTGGCAGAACAATGTATGACTATATATTTAGTTTCTGATCTCAATGAATAAATCCTAGTGCCTTTAATGCAGCAGCGCTAACGCCACCACCCGCAACCGATGCGCCTGCAACCCAGTGCCACATTTTATCGAACTGATTTAGTTTATTAACATTCTGGTCAACTTTTGCTTGTATCTCTTCAATTTTTTTTTCGCTCGCATACTGATTATTTTTCAAGGTATTAATTTGAACGGTTTGTTTTTGAGCCACATCAACAAGCTTGTTGATGTTATCTGTAAAATCATGTGCATTGGATTTGATGATTTCTTTAATTTCATTAACGTTTTCATCAATGGACTTTTGACGTTCTTCAAATCTCGCTAATTTCACTTCTGTTGTTTCCATCATAACATCATCTTACAAAATCAAAGCTTTTAATTATAAGGGCTTCAATTCTCATAAAGTCCCTAATTGATGGATCACGCGAGCTATCAAATACGCCCGTCCAATCAGGCTTAATGCCCTTGCCGTTTTTCAAAACAACATGCAGCGGGCTATGATTTGAACGCGGCTTGATAACTTCCTTAATGATATCGTCATTAAATGCATACTGGATAATATCCGTTTGCGCGTCATATGGCGCGATTGCTACACGATACCAGTGCGCCGCATTACATAGATTTTCTGTATGCTGCCAAGGTGTGCTATTAGGCCAAATTCTATCTTGTGGCGTGCCTTTCAAATTATCAGCATCATATGCAAGCAAATAGTTTAGCCCTAGCTGATTGTGTGCCATTGTCGCGTCATTTCGTGTTGAGTTAACAATATGCTCAACAATGTTTACTTCCATTGCTCCAGTGCGCTTATCAAAGTCGCTAGGCGTTGTGTATAGGAAAAAGCTCTGCCATGTGCCATCAGCCGCATGACAAGCAAGCTGTATTTTCGCTTCCCAAATTCCGTAACGTTGCTCGATGCCGTTTCCGTCTGGCTTACCATCACGCCCGAAGTTATGCGTTGCTATCATTGATGCTTGCGCTTCCTTGCCATAACAGCTTGCACGCTCTTCAACCGATAAGGCGCGACTTGTGAGCGTTAAGCGGTTGCCACTCAAATAGTAATGGCTTTGCGTATCGCCGTCAGGTTTCTTATAACATTCGCTTGAATTAGGATTATTCCACTGCGTGTCCTGATCTTGCTCAATTCCGTTATATGGCGTTGTACCCGCTGAACGGGCAGGCCAAAAATCCTTATAACGCGGGTCAATATCGTTATTGCTCGATCCAATAAATTGATCTTCATGAATAATTCTAGTATCGAAATCTTCAAATAAGTTAAGACCACTCGATGCATATGCATTTAATGGAACTAACATCATCAGGGCAGTTAAGATAAATTTTCTCATGTGGCTTTTTCCTTTTCTACAAACCGTATTTATTTGAATAATATGTGTGAAGTGCCGTTATATCGGCATCAGATAATGCGCTTGGGTACATTAGGCTCTCATAGAATGTGCCACCAATATCACGCAATAGGCGAACATCTGTCCCCGTTGTGCTTAAATTCTGATCCGATGTGTAGCTTTCATTGTCAATAACCTTAACACCGTTAAGCCAAGCATCCACCGTCCCATCATCAAAGCGAACTGTAAATATATTATTATTACCATCAAACAACAAAGCATCGCCGCCTGATACAGTCTCAGATCCGCCGCTTGTATAAATCAAAAGCTGAAATTTTTCTATATCGCCACCTGATCTATTTTGAATAAAATAACCGTTTGAAAAGTTAGAATACCCCATTGCGGTTTCAAAGCCATCATCAGGGGCGGCTTTAATAACCCACGATTGCGTCAATGCCCTTGTGATCTCTCCAGAGCTATCAGGATTTGTGATCTGGTACTCATCATCGGTATTATCTACAATGATTCCGCCCAATCCGTTAAGCGCGTCTTCGTCCCATACGCCACGATTTCCCGCAGTGTTTTGAATAGCATCTCTTGAATTACTTGTGCGATCAAGCAGTGTTTTAATCGCATCTGTATCAACTGGCGTTGCATCACTACCGTTTAAGAGATATTGCGCTTCTGATGCATCAGACCAGTAGAACAGGTCTCCTGAATTAGGGGGGAGGTTTCCACCACCGCCGCCTGTAAACGTTAACCCTAAATTTAATCCAAGTCTAAGCATGATTATCCCTGTGCAAGAGTGGTCGTTACCCATTCATTAATATAAGCTGTGTCACTTCCACTCGCTAAAATCACAGCAACATAACCCGCGCCGCCCGTGTCAATATCTCTTGATTGTCCTGCCGGAACATAAATATGATAATCATTTGTTGCAGCCGCAACGCTATCACCGCCAAATTTAACATAGCACGCTGTTTCACAATAAATGCCAATAGTAGGGGCTTGCAATGCAACCCTTGCACTTGTTCCTGATACGCTTAATTCTAAATTACTTCCGCGCTGTGGACGCATTGTTGATCGTGTTGTCATGGTTTTTCTCCTATTTTAATCCATATAATTTAAATGTTCCTGATGTGATATTGCCAGAACTCATCGAAAATTGAACAGCATCAACTAAACTAGCAGCAGACCTAGTTCCTGTACCAACAAGTGATAAACCATCACCGCTAGTATCATAACAATCCAATTGTATACCTACTATAGTGTTTAAAGCGCTATTTGATGGATCATATAAAGTAAAACTTGCATTTAGAGATTCTCCCGCGCCAAAACCTAAAGAGCCACTATTAGAAAGTTCAATTGCACTATCTGCGCTTGCAGTCCTGATTGTTGGTGTTGAGTTACCTATAGTAACCCTATCATAGCCCCATCCGTAATCTGATGATCCAGCGTCAAAAGAAGTTCCTCCATCGCTAGAAGTTCTTAAGTATAGAGCCTCTCCATCTGTTGCCCTCATAGATATAATTTCTAATAAATACTTATCATAAGTACCATCTATACCGGTATCAAATTCTATTGTCGCATCATTTGATGCTGTTTGAGTTTCTAAAAGAACCCGAGAATTAACACCGTCAACATAACCTTTAATGCTTTGCTGTGTTGCAAGTGCTTGATTGCTATCACTTGACATGTCATCTTCATCAAGAATATCAACTTCTGACGGTGATGCACTTGAACCTGTTACATTAGCAACCGCTTTATAACTTGCTATATTCTCAATCTTTTCTAAGGTTACAGCACTATCGACTATTTTATCTTCAGTCACAGAACCATCAGCGGGAACACTTGCTGATGTACTTGTTGCTGCATCAACAACCCATATATTGCCCGTCCCTGATGCAGGGGCAGTCGTAAATGTAAGCGTTGTTCCTGATGCTGTAAAATCAACATTAGGCTCTTGTCTTAAGCTTTCACCGGTATCAACAACATAAACCTCTAAAGCGTTCTGCGTTGCAATGGATTGTGGCAGCGTGAATACCGTTGTCGATCCGTCACCGTTAAAAGTATATTTATTAAAGTTTACTAAAGTTTCGCTTTCCAAGACTTCCCTATAATCAAAACCATCTTCACCCGAATTAACTACAATAGCCTTTCCTGCATTTCCACTGATAGATGATAAAGTCCCGTCTACTGATGTGTCAGACGTTGAAACCTTAATAGATCGGTCTAAGTCGCTTTGATTGTCTTGAACAATGGCCGTTAGCTTATCAAGTCCGTTTTCTGTTGCTTGTGAGGGGAACTTATTAGCTTTTGGATAATCTTGCGTTTGCGTAATAGGAACACTTCTGTTTATAAGTATGTCTTGCGTTGCCGTTGGTGCTGTAACACATGTAACAGTGAGTGTTTCATCATCTAAATCAAATGTAACTGTATAACCATCTGATCCCGCATCATTTAATACAAGTGTTTTTTCAACTGCGCTTGTTGTGCGCGTTAAAATATGAACAACAATATCTGTCTCCGCAAATATTTTAATATTAGCAGAAAATGCTTTAGTCGTTCCATTACCTAATTGGCGGCTTTGCCTTGTCGTAGAATTGACAGTCATGTTTTATCCTTTTGCGCCGCTGTTGTAATCTTATCAAAAAACAATTTATAATGCATTATCTTTTATCTGTTCCTCCGCTTGATCAAAAATCCCTCTAATTCCTATAAGGTTTTGATATGGTAGTAGCTTTCTGAACCTGTGAATATCACTCTCACTTAATTCACCGCTTGCAGCAGAATGAATAGCAAGTGAAGTATCTCCTATCGTACCCATAGTAGGACCTAGCAAAGCTTCAGCAGTACCACGAGCCGCATACCTTGATACAGGTTGTGCGTCATTCCCTGTTATACCCGCAAGCCCGCGTGATATTCCGGGCATTCCTACCCTCTCCCAAGGGTTATTAAACATCATCGCAACAGGTATAATCCCTGAACGGTCTACCCCTTCCATGATCCATTTGTCAGTTGTCCATGAATCCGTAGTTCCTTCCTTGTGGCCTTCTGCTTTCAGGTACGCCACCAACATGCCCATGGCTATCATTGACGATACGCCTTGCAATACAGCAAGATCACCTTTAGCCATTCTTTGCGCGTTTCTAATGGTTATGCGCTGATTAGCCGCAAATGAAAAGCTTTGGAATTGCAGGAATGATTTCCCAAGCTCTGTATTTGCAAATGAAGGCACATCGCCCAATCCCTTCGTTACAATCGTTGCATTCACATTTTTATTTAATGCAGCTCTAAATCTTCTGGCGACTGATTGATTTTCCCAATTCTCCGCACCTGATAGATATATTCCGTTTCTCTGTGATCCATGCTTTTTATATTCTTTGGCAATCGCCATTAAATCCGCATCACTCAACCCCATCCACTTCAATTCTGCTAAATCTTTTTCAGATATGGATTCTTTAGCTAAGAACTTGGATGCATTGCGCAAGGTCTTTGATTGCACCAAAATACCCGCCGATGCCTTCATTGTATCGTTCCACGTTGTAATCATGGTTGCTTGCGTGAAGAATGTAGACATATTATTCAGCATTCTAGAAAAATACGTACCCCTTGCTGTTGGGTCTGATATTTCTGCATATGCTTGTATTCTTGAATTAAGGAGGGATTCTAAAACAATACCTGCATCTTTCATCTCTCCAATAACAGGCTTAATCTTGCCCATGTTTTTTATTGTCGGAACGAGTAAGTCACCAAATACATTTTTAAAGCCATGGCTCATAACAAGAGAGCCTGCATCAGCTAATGATGATATAGTCACACCGCCAAGCAACCGCATATAGTTAAGCGTCCTGATATCTGCCAAGCCTTTGACAAACGCCTTATCAGGGTTTTTAGTACTTCTATACGTGCCGTTGGTTAAATCCCAAAGCATCTCCATATCTTCGGTATCTTGCTTAAACTTCTTAAGTGCTTTTTTCTGATCCTTTTTTGGTACAGTAGGAATATAATCGTTAAATTCCCTCTGTATATCTTGGAAAGCGTCTTCGAATTTAATAGTGCCAAATTGCTCTTGCAATAAAGTCTGCCCTGTCATATCACGATTATAAATTTCCAGAACCATTTCCGCGTCATTTTCCAAAAAGTCCTGAACCTCATTATCCATTATATCAAGCGTTCTATCTTTTAATGGGCCATGGTCTGCAATAGTAACCTCAAATGCAAGTGGTGCGCGTCCTGTGCCTGTTAGCTTGGCCTGTATATCATTCACCAGATCATTTATGTAATCTTCAAACGCTTCTACATCGTCAAATAATTCATTTTGAGCGCGCTTATTAAATTCTAGCTGAGATAACTTATTATTAAGCTCATCTAGCTTATCGCCTGTCGACTTTGCTATTTGACCCTTAATTTTATCTATCTTGGTTTGGAACTCTATCTGGTCTTGCCTGCGTATCTGCTGTGACTTCTTTATGAAGTGATCTTTCATAATCTCCCTAAAGCGGGGCAAGTCTTGAACAATCTTTTCCTTCGACCATAAGCGCGTTAAGTAACTATCAGCCGTTGATACATTTACATCCTCTGGTAACAACCCAAGACCGATTGCATCATTCTTTAATGGCTCTATAACATCATTACGCAATCTCTTAGCAGCTTCACTAATAGCATCGCTTGCACCTACATCACCATTACGCATGGCATATGATACTGCTTCGTTAAATTCCTTCTTATTTAATTTTTGCCCTTCGCCGGCATTCTTGTTATGCGCCTTATAAAAGTCTCTAAATGATGTTCTGATTTTTGCGCTTCTAACATCCTGTTCAAATCTTAAATTCTCAACTGATAAAGGTGTTTCAATGCCTTCGAAGTTTTTATTGAAGAACATCGGATTATCAATAAGCTTTTGAGAAAATTCACGTACTGATTTAATAGGGGATTTTGCCAGTCTCAATGATGGGACTAAGTTACTCGTTGCTTCACCAAATCCAAAAGAAGGGGCAAGTGATTCGTGTTTTAGCGTCGTCTCGAACTTCGCTGCCGCGCCGACACTATTACCTTCAACCAATTGCGAATAAAATTCCTTTTCTGCTGTCTCAACTGCCTTCGTGTCCTTTACTAAATCTTTTTCAAATCTCGAAGTGATATCATCAAAGTTTTTTCCTGCATTACCAAGAAAATTCAAAGACCCGCCAAGCGTACCTGCCAGAACCGTTCCCGCTCCGATATTGACAACACTCTCTCCTAGCGTCCTTGTTTCTTGCGTGGCGTTAAGTAATGATTCCTGCAAAGCAATAGAAGGTGCTGCAACCTTTGCCGTTGATATGCTTGCTTGTAAAAAACTTTTAGCTTTCATGCCTTTTACAGCTACACCACCAACCGGAACTAAGTTTATAGGGTCAAACGTACCCGCTACAACATTTGCAGCAAATCCACGCCATCCAGAATTAGCAAGTATTTCACGATCTTTAAGCTCACCCTCAAGTTTTTGCGCTTGCCTGTCAAACTGTTCATCATTAAAAACCTCTGTGAAACTATCAGCATAAGGCACTAAATCATATTCTTCTAACTTTTCAGTAAGATCAAATTCCCTATCTATTATTTCACGTGAGAAATGTTCTTTATATGGCAGATCAACCAACGCAGAACCAACCGTATTTTCTAAACGAAATGCTGCACCCAACGCTTCATTAAACTGTGGTGTCTTTAATTCAGGATTATCATTAGGAATCTGTGGCAATCCATAAGATTTCTTTAATTCATCTTCTGTCAATAAGGGCATTACATCCCCTCTCTAATACTTCTGACCGCCATTTCACCGCGTGGCCCTTTAATGATTTTCTTCTCAGGAATAAGATCTCCAAATTTCTGAATGATTTCTTGATTGCGCTTTCTTTGACGCTCCGCCTCTTTCAATGTTTTTGCTTTTTGCTCCTGAAACTTCTTAGCCTGATCTTTATATTCTTTCGTTTCTGTGTAATCAGGCTTCCAATATACAGGGCTACCATTCTCATCCTTAAGAGTATCTACGAATAAATTCCCATCTTTAACAACTTGATTTACTACTTGATAAGCAGGCTCACCGCTTGCAACTGTTCTTATATCTGCAATAACATTTACATTTTCTAATGTTTCCTTGCCTGTAAATTCTTTCAAATGGTTTTCTAACCAATCATCACTAGCATCAGGAACATTGTACATAATTTCAGGCGCATACTTAACCCATTCAGGATCACCAGATAACCTAGACACTCCCCATGTCGATTTTATCTTAGAGTATGCAAGCTCTTGCGCTTCCGCATCATCTACGCCATGCGTTACAACGTAGTTTCTATAGAGCGTTTTCCACTCCGAAGCCATCTCAGGCGGGGCAGTGTTTGGATCATTTCTAAAGAATTGGTTAAGCTTGCCCTTTTTAAAGTCTGCTGATTCCTTTGCAAAAACACTATTCCTAGCTTTGTATATAGGATCGTTCTTCAATACTGTTTGAGCTTGTGCAAATTCTACTGCTTCGCTTGCATTTAAACCCGCATTGACTGCTGTTGATATCTTAGAAGATAATGCGACATCTTGGTCGTTAAACTGCCTTGCAAGTGAAGGGTTTCTATTAATAATGCTATTTACAAAGTTAGAAGCTTCAACCTTTGCATCATTCGTCCCAGAATATAAAGAGCCTTGTATCTCACTTTTTAGCTTAGAAGGTATTGCACTCCGACTTACTGCAAAATCAGCCTTTGCATTGATATCAGGTTCGGCTTGAAGGAATATTTTCTCATAGTAATCATCCATGGCATTTTTATGCTCTTTATTATTTGGATTAAACACTAGATCACCACGGTTCACAGAATCCATAAGATTGATATTGTCTTGCTCTTTTTCGCGCTTATCTAAGGATTTTTCTAACTCAGTCGCTCGAGATATATATTGTGGTACTGATATTTGACCATCATTAACCATAGCTTCTAAATCATCGAATGTTATGGACTGCTCGTTGTTAATATCGCCAGTTTCAAATATTCTAAGATCAATACCGTTTAAAGTCTCTTGCCTTGCCTTGGCCTGCGCTCTTTGGAACTCAGCTTCACGCTTTGCAATCTGTCTATCAGCATAGCCGTCTAATCTCTGTATGGTGTCTGATGGAAGGTCATAATCTTCTACAATTTGCTTTAATTGGTTAGGATTTGACTCCCCTACACCTTCCAGATATTCAACCGTTACTCGCTCACGTGATGCCTTGTCTAACTTCTTTAAGTCAGTTTCACCTAAAAAAGTAGATCCTGCAAGAAGGTTTGCATCAAGTGACGCAAGATGCTCATCAAGAGATTCTCCACGCTTCCCCGCGTTACGCGCTACATTAGCAATATTTTGCGCTGTCTCGTCAAAGTCTGCTGCAAAATTCCTAACATTCTGCTCGCGTGCATAATTTCCCCAACGTGATAAATACTGCCCTTCTATATTCTGCTTTATCTGCGCGAATTGTGATTGCGCTTCTGGTGATGCATCTTGAGATAACTCACTAAATCGGCTTTGCATAAAGTTTTGTAATGCGCCTACTCCTGCATCTGGATCACCCTGAAAGTCAATCTTATTCTGCTCGTAGAAATTATCAACATCGCGCTCAAGAACTGAGGATTGCTTATTAACAAAGGTTGTATCCTTTGCTTGCTTCATTTGCTGCGCTACTTCCACAGCTTGCCCTATGGCTTGAAAAGGCTGTTGCGCCCTTGAGATTGCTCCCAAGTCTGCCCCGCTTGGCAATACTGTTTGTGTGAATCTTGGTATAACGCCCATTATATAGGTTTCCTCAATGGTGCTTGTGTTGCCGGATTAAATGTTCTGCCCTGTCCTGCCATATTCTCCCCACCGAAAGAACCCGCTGCCGAACTAGCCGCCGATGTTAGGCCGCTAAACAATGCGCTACGACCACTAGCCAAAGCTGATGATGCTGTCTGCTGCCCACTGCCTAGAGTGTTTTCTATGTTCTCTAATCCTTTCCTTCGCGTTTCTGCCATAACCAATAAAGGAGATCCGCTCAACTCAACACCTGATTTTAAGTATTGTAATTTCTGCTGCTTTTCAAAAGCTATGTTTTCTTGTGCCTGCGCTCTTGCTGATGCTTCCGCTTGCTCTTGCGCGGCTTCGGCCTGCTGCTTGCTTGCCATCATACCAGATACACCACTCGCAACGCCTGCTGCTGCGCTTATACCCGCCAGAATTATTGCTGCACTTTTTCCCATATTCTCACCTAATTTGACACATTAAAATAAGGAACAACCATTTGTATATTAGCAGGTAATGCCAATGATTGCTCAAAAATTATACGCTTTGATCTACTCCATCCAAGCTGATCTCTTCGACCAACATCTTTTATCTTTAAGACTTCATCACCCGTAAATAAAGGAGGTGGATTATCCATGGTATCAAGAGAAGAACGCAAGAGCCTATCCTCCAAGCTATAATGATGAACACCCCAAGCCAAGCCCAGTGTATTCCATAATCTGAAACCAACCTCATTAACGGATTTCTTTTTACTTTGAGCCGTTCCCGTTGTTCCACCGCCTTCGATGTCCATAGTCTCAACACGGCCAGAATATTTTAAACCAATATGAATAACAGCTGCTTGCGTGTTTAAATTCGCTGCTCCACTAGATACTTCAACATCAGGATGTATAGCACCATCAACAACAACGCCGCATGTGTAGCCGTCTAGATGATCCGCCCCTGATATCTCATCAGCTGTCAAATACCATTCACTTACATTTACTGAAGAAAATTCTAAATCTATATCACATCTTACTGAAACCGAATTGAGGAAAGAAGAAATAGTTGCTCTTCCATATTCTGATCCATCGGCAGACTTAACGATGATTTCCCTACCAACGTCAGAAGCTGAGAAGATAGCTCCTGACGCGGTAAAGGTTACACCAGCACCACTCACAGCGGCGATTGTTAAGGTAATGCCAGACGTAACTAATGAACCATCATATGTAAGAGAGCTATCAAGATGAATATATCCGCGCTGCGCTTCCATTAGCGCACGTAAATAAACATCATTATCCGCACTCTCATCAGATGATAGGTTATAATCTTCACGAGCAGGAATAATAGCCTGATCGTTTTCATATTCTATATAATAATTATCACCACGCTTTACTGCGTACCAGACATCATCAAATTCACCTATGCGCGATGTAGATGTGCAAGATATATACTCTCCTTGCGTTGTATCACGTTGCCAAGCAGCAACCTCTTGCTCGCGCTCTAAGGTTAGATTAATAGCATCACCATTTGACTTTATACACCTTATTAAGGATGGTCTGCCCTCTTGGTGGGCAATCTGTGTCACACCTGAATTTGTAATGTGATCGGCTGCAATATTTCTATCTATTGGCCTATATATACCCTCAATCGATAAATACTCAAATGTTCTAAGCGTTAAGCCATTGCGCTGCATAAATGCAATATACTGATCTTTTGATACTGGATTTATATCCGCGCATCCAATCGTATTCGTTGGCTTAATAGATATCTGATTAGGTGCAATGGCTTCTTGACCCTCTCCCCCTGTTGCTTTTAACAAATCATCGAAACCACCAATAGCAAGGAAATCCTGTGTACCGCGTATCCATTCGATTTTATTCGTACCCTCACCAGATGCCACCGTGTACTTAATGCCGTCCGTTGCATCTGTACCTACTGTAAAGTCATCAGGATCAGCACTTACTGAAAACCACAATGTTTCAGGATTGATAACGCTACCGCCATATATTAGGCGTTGCTCATAGAATGTCACGGCACTTGGAAAGTTATCGGCGTTATATAAATCACCGCCGCTTGTGTAAGCTGTGAAACTTGTTGAATCTGTATCTTTCAATTCAAACGTATTTGCGCCCGTATTAACATTGGAAACAACATAGTAATTCCCGTTTACTTCTGTCATCCCTACAACATTTTCAATCAATACCAAGTCACCTATGGCAAAGTCATCATCACCTGAATAAGTAACAACGGCAGGATTTGCTTGCGTTATATCTGTAATATCTTGCTTTCCAAAGTCTGGAGTTAAACCTGTAGGGCTATGCAATGAAAGCGTCCATGATGTATCTGAGCTTCTCGTTAGCTTTCTTGGGTTATGTCTCGGATGCACGATATAAAGATTAGTCGCATCTTGTGCAAACTTCAATTCGAACAAGTCTTCTTCTTCATAAGGTGCTGTCACATCTACAGGTGAACCACCGCTCGTAACTACGCCCCTATCCTTATAAATTCGTATATTACCCTCTGTGAACTCAAGCATATACGCCTGAATATCTGAGAACTGGAACTTATACAAGAAAGGCTTGTTGTTATCCTTAGTGCCTGCAACATATTGCGTCCCCGTTCTAAAACTAACCTGCCCCGCTGTATCTACTCTGAAATTCTCAATCCTACGCGCACCATTAAAATACGCCTGTAAATCAGAACGACCATACAGTTTAGGGCTTAACTCTCCCGCCGTAAAATTAGTCTGCTGTGTATTTACTCTGGTCATGGAAAGATAATATACCCATCTCGGTTTCTATGTGATCCAACTCTACTGCGTGATGCAAATGCCCTCTAGCTTTCACGCCTGCGCGGTGGGGATTCCTGCCCATCCATCGCCTTGGCCTTTGATTCTATCTGATCCATAAGACCATTAATTCTTTGTATATTCGTATTACTCTGCGATGCTGAATAAGCCATGTTCTGCGCAAGCAATGTATAAAAATAAGCCGTGAACAAAGGATCAAAGCGCGGAACATTATCCGCATCATATGTATAAACTATATTCAATGCGTCTGGTGTTACGCTTCTTATGCCACCAATCAATATTTGACCATCTTCAACCGAATATGATTGAGGATCTAAAATCTGCTCAGCATTCACATCATTTAATGTGACATACATAAGTCGTATATAATCAGCGGGTAAATTAAATGCAGCCGAATAACCAAATGCGGGCGATGTTGAATCCTGCGCCAATTGCGCACGCTTAATAGCAAAATTCCATGAATGAGCACGTAACGCTTCTCTGCGCGTATTATCGTACCATCTGGAGCATAATTCTTCTGTTTTCGTGGAGGGATTGTCTATGTCTGTTACCGGATCATCAACTTGCAGCAAATCTAATGCAAGGTTACAAATATCAACTTTTGACGATGCCATAACATAACTCCTTAAGTGAGGAATAAGGGGGAAGTTAATCCCCCCTTATTTTAACCTTGTGCGAATACCGCTAGAACTGAGATAGTCCCTGCAGCCGTACCAACTGTATTTGCAGTTAGCGCGATATCGTAAGATTCAATTGCTTCACTTGCCGCGCCAATTACAGCAAGCTCACCAAGTGTCTTGCCGATATTAGCGATATCAACTGTTTGCAATCCAAGCTGATGACCTGTTGCTCGTGTTAGAGCAGATGCCATTGTCTGACCATCCATAAGGATATCAGCATCAACTACATCTTTACCAACACCAACTTCATATAGTCCCAGATCATAATCAGTACCACCAGTAATACCGTCAGTAGCAATCGTGATCTCTACAGGAACATATGTACTCGGTACGCTCTTAAACAAGCGATAAACCGAATCATCATCGTCACCAGCAGCAATCTCAACAGTTGCAACAACTGTAATAGTTTCTGCACCCTGAGACAAAGCACCTTTAGCAAGTTTCCCTGCCGCTAGGTCTGCATCTACATATTTATCTTCTACAGCCATGATTTTATCTCCTTATGCAGTAGTTGTTACTTTTTGGATTAACGCGCCCTCTGTACGAACAGCACCCATCTCCAAGATAACCTGAACTTGAGTTGTCTCGATGTAGTCATCACGCTCTGTTACCGTGATAGACATATCCTTAGACATACCAACACAGATACCGCGAGATGATGCAGCGATACATGAGCGAACTGTACTCGCAACATCAAGAACAGGGTTTGTAGCATTTGCAGGGAAGTGGATCAAGTCAAGACCCGCTGCCTTAACCATGCGACCTTTATCAACCGACAATTCACGAACGAAGTCGCCACTTGTCAATTCAGTCTCACCCATAAGAGCAGTGTTTTCCTTACCTGTAATGGCTAGGAATAACTTCTCATTCGAGTCCATTCCTACACTATTGTTAATGAAATTTTGTTGAATTTCCAAAAGCTTTTCATACGTTAAGCCAGATGTCGCATCAACAGTTAGACCACCATCATTAGCAAATGTAACTGTGTTTTCAAAATCACGGTCTGTCTGAACATCTGCAAATGCAGCAGCAGCCGCAACCTGATCCCATTTACGCATAGCAGCAGCAGCAACAGCCTTTGCATATTCTGATTGAGGGTCTTGCAATGCACCACGTACATCTGAGCTATCAATTGGAAGGTTAAGAACAAAACGTTGTCTTGAAATTTTACGGCGTGTATGGTCGATGTCGTCAAAATCAGCTTTAACAACACGGCCAGATACTTCTCGCATTTCCACTGGTCCAAGACCATCATACGCGAAAACATCGCCTGACATTGGTTTCATCATTGTGTAGGGTTTAAGTTGTGAAGTCATTTGCTGGACTTCGTGATGAACCGATTCACTAAATTCGGTTATCAAAGCATTATCGATGGATTGTACCATATCGAGTTTCCTTTTTTCAGTTAAAACAAAATCATTCGATTGTGCCACCCTGATAATCAGGACACTCTATCTAAGGATTCTCACCTCTAATAGACAGACCATAAAGGCCACCTGTCAAAACGTATAGTAATATATTCCCACATAAAAAACAAGGGGCAAGTTTCCCTGCCCCTGTATATTATCCATTATGCGCCCGTCTATGCTGTTCTCGGAGCTTATCAATCTCATTTTCAAGCCTTTTGTAATCAGGGCTAAATAAATCAGTCTCACGCAGCTTAGTCTTTGCTTCCAATAATGCCTTGGATATCTCCTCAGGGCTTTTGGCAGGTGCTTGATCACCACCCATTGGCACATCTTCTGATGAATACTTGTTATGAACATTGTTTAAAAGCGTCATGACTGATACTAGCTGATCGTTTGGCAATTGCTGTATAGCTGCAGCCTGATCCGAAGGGAGTGTCTGCAAAAGAGTGTTGGATACCTTAATGGCTTCATTTACTTTATCTCCAAATACGCCTTGTGTCATTTCTTTAAACTCAGCATCTTGCTGCTCAACTGATTGCTGCATAGATGAATTACGGATAGCAAGATCACCATCGAATAGTAATTGCGCTTGCTGTGGCGTTAATCCTGCCTTGTGAAACAAATCTTTATATTGAGATAACTCCTCTTGATTGACTTGTGTCTCATCTGCACCCTCTGGGAATTTTATATCATACCCATCTGTACTTTCAGGGCGTAGCTGAGAATAGAAATTCTCCCATTCCTCTTCACTGCTTTCTGAATTAGGTATTGATTTCTTACCAATTAAAGGCTGAAGGGTATCAACCTCACGCCATAAGTCATCTGTGGATTTAATATTATTTGCCCATCCCTTACCTGCATAAGCTTCTGGAATAGCAAAGTCACTAGATGGCTCGCTTGTTGTTAGCCGTGTATCAGTTTGAACTGATTCCTGACTTGTTGATGGTGTTACGTCTTGTGCCGCTGCTTCGGTCATGGTTTTCCTCCTTTATTTGAAACCTAAACTCTATATCTATCAAATCTTCCGGGTCTGCTAATGCACGCAATTTTGCATACACTCCACGCTTCGCCGCTAGAACCTGAGTGTTATTTGGATTATTTGTGTCTAGCAAATTTCTATCATAGCCACATTCAAGCATAAGCCAGTACATTAGAACCTTGCCTTGCTCCGTTGCTATACAATCCTTGATGTGATCTGGAATATTATCCTTCGTTAAAAGTCTTTTCTGCATTTGCCGCCGCTTCCGCTGTTTGCGCTATCACTTGCCCCTGCTCTACATTCATAGCCTGTTCTTGTGATTGCTGTGATTGGTTTATTAATTGCTCCGCATCCTCTTTTGATCTCATCGCACTTCCTGATGCACCATATAGACCATGAAGAACATCCGCTGTCCCTGCTGTATCAACATAAGCCAAATAGTTTGGATCGGCCTGCGCCTTCATCATCATGGATTCAATCCATTGTTCTGTCCCTTGTAATTCCTCTACGCTATTAGCTCTATCTGCTGCCGTTGTGAATTTAACTTCGTATGAGGGTAATCCATCTTCTATGCGCTTTGCAATTCGCTCAGGTATAATTCTAGGGTTCTCACCAACTGCCAACGCTGCACGATATTCCGCTGTATTCTCAGCATATCCTAGCTTTCCATTTTTATACATTAAGAACACTGATCTTTCAGTGAAAGGCAAGAATACTTCTGATATCTGACGTGATAACAGCGTAGATAATGAGGATGCTCTAATCTGCGCACGCGCTGCTGTCTCAGTTGCGGTCATTTGCGTTTGATTATTAAAGTCTAAAAGCCTATCAATAAAGAAATGTTGCGCTATGTTCTGCGCCAAAGCTTCAATACGCAACAAAGCAGCATTTAAATCACCAACAGTATTTATAGGGAATACAGGCGGTGAATTATTAGACGACTGACCATCAAATACGTTTACCGCGCCCGATGATGTATCTATAACACCATTGCCCAAGATGCCATCATTCATAACACCCAAAGGCGGATCAAGCATCTTTTCAGTAGCTACAATTACAGCTTCACGGAAGATATTAATCTCTCTGATATCAGGCAAGGCAACCATCGAAGGGGAACGACCATAACGCTCATAAGACAGCTTTCTAAATCTGTTCACATGAATAGGAAAGCTATCAAAGCCCCCTTCTTTTAACAAAGTCTTTGTTGCAATCTCAATATGTAGGGACTGGAAAGGCATGTCCATATTGCCCTGACTCTTGCCCCGCTTAAGTCGTGGCTGATAAAGGATAAGAACATCAAAAAGCTCATTATAATTATTGGCTTCATACGCCTTAAGCACCTTTTCAGATACACTATCCTCGCCATATGTATCAACAATACGCTTGGCCGTCCATTTAGAAACAATCGCAACTGTATCAACATTACCCTTATCCCCTTCCTCGATGAGCATCTCCATCACACCATAGGATTTAAAGTATAGGCCATCATCCTTCCAAAACGATCCGACACCCGCCGTACCAAATATGATATCATCCAACATATACTCATCAAGCGCAGCCATAAGATTGGCCTTTGGATCATCCATCGCCGCTGTGACAGTCTCAGTCATATAATCGTAATATTCTTTTTCTTCACTGGTAACGTCCTTCATATCCTTCGGGGGATTGATCTTAACGGACTTTTCCGCACTTGAAGGCCACAACATACCAAGTAAAGCACTAGATGCATTCATCGCCGCGAATGTCGCAGTGCTGTCAAATATATCCTGATTTAAAAATGCGCCTTGCTCGTATTTCTCAAGAAACGATTGCTTAGTTTGTGATACATATTCACCAACAACTTGGAATTGTTCATCCCAATTCTGACGTGCCTTCTTTAATGAAGAGAATTTTTCTAGTGCCTGTTCTGCGCTCATTGTCCAAATAACTTCTTACGTGTGATTTCATCAGGTTGATCTTCATCTTGCTGAAGTCGTGAGCGTCTACGCTTTTCTTCTTCTGCTCTGATAGATGCAAGATTTTCAGCTTCAGCTTTCTTTTCTTCTTCTGCTGCTATCTCTGCAGCCGATGGACCGCTTTTTGGCTTGAACTTACCCATATTTATACCTCATCATCGCGCCGCAGTGTTTCATTCCACACTTAGCATACATGTTTAAAATAGAATTATCAAAGGAATTTATTCCCGATGTTGCACCAGCATAAAATGCTATGGCGTTTATCTCTTCACCTAGTGCTATAGCTCTTTTTGTAAGCAGTCTCGCCGCATGACTTGCCCTGTACTCAGGCAACACTGCAAAGTGAGTCTCGTACATCGTGGGGCGTTTGGAATATAAAGCAGACCACGATAGCGCATAATAGCCCACAACTTTATTATCATGCTCGGCAATGAATACCCGGCTAGAGATGCGATCCATTATAGTAAATTCTGCCGTGTGTGTGAAAATATCCCTGTCATATTCAGCCGCATCGAATCCACCATAAGAGAAGAAACTATCAGCAACGCTAACAATAGAACTTAAATCTTCTATATCTGCCATCCGTATGTCAATAACAGGCAATAACCTTCTATTAGATTTTTCTAAATTGTCTCCGCCCTGTGGGGAATTGTAACTATGCATCTGATTTTATTACCTTCTCTTTTTTAGTGATCTAGTGCTTGTTAATGTTGTATTGGCTTTTCTTACTCGCGCACGACCTGCATTACGCGATATAGGAACGGCAAAAGTAAGGGCGGCAGCATCACCCAAATCAGGGGACTTGCCAAACTCCTCTTTGATCTTCTCTTTGCTTATCAAGCGTATCTTTGAGTCTGATGTCTCTTTGTAATCCGGTACTGCCATAAAATCAGCATGTATCTCATCATCATCAGGTATGCTTACATCTTCATCTATCCAGTCTGCCAAGTTACACCACATCTCCACGCGCTTATTCGCATAAACTCTATTATCTGACGCAGCATTGGCAAAATGAATACCATTACACTGATTATATCCCAACTCTTTCAATCGGTCATAAATCGCATATGAGTTAGTGCAGTCAATATTTACCGCTATAGGGTCATATTTATCTATGTATGACGCAATCTTTGCGACTGTATTCATATCATCGCCCACGCTTTCCCATCTGTATATATCTTCTATTATGCGGCCACGCCTGAAACATATAGCCGTTCTATCGCCTGTTCTGGCAGGATCAACACCTAATACAAGCGGTGCATCATCATTAAGTATTGATCTTTGCCTTGCCTTCATTATGCTTTCAGGATTTATAAGAGTGTCGTCAGATGTCTGGAATGCTTCGTGTATTGTTGCTGGGTATTCCTGCTTGAACTTCCACTCCCTGCCAAACGTGTTGATTTTATTCCTACGCCAAGCAAGCTTTCTAAGCTTTTTTTCCTTATCATACATATAAAGATATGTTTCACCATATTTTATATCATCATCGCTTGGCTCAAACCTTGATGCGTCTATCTCATATTCGCCCATCCAGTGCCACGGGATGAACACAACTTTATATTCATTATTTCCTTCCATAGCATCAACGACCATTCTATGAAAGAAGTTGCCCATACCTTTTGCAGTGCTTTCCAATATGATTTCAGTGTTAGGCAAATCTGGTATAGATTCCATTAATCCCGTCTGGATATCATCGGTATTTTTCCACATTGCCACTTCAGATCCATGCATAAGCTGCACAGTACCACCTCGACCTACCTCGCCTGATCCCGCTGTACCAACATAATAGTTGGAATTAAGCCCATCAAAATCTAATTCCTTTGCGTTTGATCTTCTTGTCTCAGGGGCAATAGGATTATGTTCATTATAAAGCTTAACAATTTTAAAGAGCTTATCAGTCGTCCCGCTTTCATGCGACAGAATAAATGTTCCCTTTGCTCTTGATGTCGATGTCTTATGATAGAACCTTGCTGCCGTGTAGGTAGATATTCCTGACTGACGACCTTTAACGACAAGCACTCGAACCTTGCCCTTGGTCTTGATCTCGTTTTCTAAAATGTTATGGAAGTATTCTTGTGATTGATTAAACTTGAATGGGACAATCTTTGCGTCCTTCGTTTTAATCTTTAGACAGTTTCTACAAAAATAAGCTAGATCGTTTTTTAACGCCTTAAGCTTTCTTTCTTCATTCCGGATCATCCATCGCCGCCAGTTTATCAGATAATGAGACAGTCGCGTTCATATCGACCTCTTGCTTGTCTTTCCAACCTGCTCTATTCTTTAACCAAATAAACGCTGCGCCTGTATCTGGAGGATAATGTTTTGTTGTAGGAACAATCAAAGAAGATCCATTATCATTAAAAATCTTATCTTCAGGATGAGAATATCCTTTTGCCCTATGATATAAAGCACTTGCTATTTCAGCATCAGCTTGCATCTTACCTTTTTTTAGAGACTGTAAAAACTCCGGCTCTTTCTTTTTCCAGTTGTTTATTGTCTTTTCACAAACACCAAAGAAATCAGCAATCTGTTTATCAGTTGCACCCAATAAGCAAAGCTTAAAAACTTGCTCATTATATTTTACATCATATTTGTCTGGTCTACCGCCTGCCATAGGAATATCTTACTACCAAGTCATGTAATAGTCAAAGGATATTTAACTTGCTCTTTCAACAATTGAAGCCAATCCGCCCTCAATTGCTGTAACGTTGGTTGTGTCTGAATCGTTTTGTATCCATACTTCTATATAATCTGCGTTATCAAGTGTGAAGTATCCGAAAAACGGAACGCCCTCTGCTCTATTTCCTGCCCCACCGCCGTTCAATGTGGCTTGTGCTTTTGGTGCGTCTATCCAAGTGCTTGCGCTACTGTCCCATTGTCTAAAAAATATTGATGCCTGATCGTTGCTACCCCCTGAAATAGACATAACGCCTTTACACTCTACCTCAATCTGTTGCTCGCCATCATAGACAAGGCGATTATCTCCGCCGTCTGTAAACCATTGTAAATCAACTTCTGTTGTTGTGCCGGCCATCTTAACAGGCGTTTCTGCCGTGGTAATCGTTGTTGTTGCTTGCGTGGTTATTGTCCATTGACCACCAACATAGGTATCTCTAACCCCTGCGCCGTCCTTGTACCTGACATATGATGAAGTACTTGGCAGGTTTGGCAGGGCATCATCAACGCTTGTTCTGAAATTGGTAAGAGATAACCCGCCTTTTGATTGTATATTATCTTCGTCAAAATCCATAAATACACTTGACGAATTTAAACTTCCCGCTGTTGCGCCAAAGTTTGCATTTGATCTTAACGATCCTTCAAATATTAAATCCGTACCCTCTTTAAATAGAGTAAGCGCATCAGTGCCTAAAACATTGCTGTCAGTAAACACCAATCCCGACCAAGTGCCGTTCATGGTAAAGCCGTCTTTCACGTTGTATATACCAGATGTTGCGACAAAGAACTGTCTATAGCTTGATATGCTGCCAAGAGAAGTACAAAATACAGAACCAAATCCACCAAAATTCATGCCTGTAAATTCAAATGATCCGCTGTTATCATCATTATCAAGATTAAATAGCTTTGAGTTTGTCCCCGTAACATAAAGCGTCATGCTTTCCATTAATACATTACCCGCATAGCCTCCGCTTGGGGTTGTAAACATAGTGTAATTGTTTTCATTGGAATAAAGCCCCATAACCTCACGGCCACCATTTAGACCGGCTATATTGATCCCGCCCTCTGGAACAACAATAGGCGTTGTACCCATATCTATCAGGCCATCAATCATATAAAGTTTTGTGCTGTCTATATCGGATAAATCAGATGCAGATTGAACGATTATACGGTTCTCATAATTAAATATATCATAAGCCGCTTTGAACTCATCTTTTGTTAGTGTGAAATCTTCATCATCTTTTGAAATCGTTACTATAGTTTGATCTGTAACGTCACTTGATAAACCAACTCTAAGCTCTGATGCTTTTTTGTATGCGCGGCCAACTTTTGACATAGTGTCTCCTTAAAGCCGCACATATATTATACTTATAGGCTGTGTTTTTTACAACCCAAAAGGGGGGGGGTTATTTATTTGCCTTCTTATTTTTTTCTTCATCATCCTTGATGCGCTTCTTTTTGAGCTTAATCGCTTCTTTAAGCTTCTTGATTTTAAGATCATCTTTTTTAATCGCATTGAAGTTAGGCGGCATACACCCTAAGTCCGTTGCTTCTGATATAAGGTCTTGCATTTCTACACTGATATCTGAATCTTTATCTACAGGTTTACACTCTTCAACTTGGCATGTCTTCCAACGCTTATAATCTTTTCGCTTACTGTCTTTACGCAAGTGCGTGTGAATAAGCGTATTCTGGATAATGGCACGCGCTACATCCTCATTACTCTCATCAAGAACAAATTTAGCACTATACTCATCTAAACCGCCATCCGTTGTGATGTACTCGCCTTCCACTGTGTATTCATATTTCATTTTATATCCTTTCATTATGAACCCTAACAAAAAAGCCCACGCCTTTTACAGTGCGGGCTCTTACTCAGTATTAACTATCAGCGAATTTATTATACTCAGTTACTCAGTTTTACGCAATAATTATTATTAACTAATCTTGCGCTCTTCTATATCCCTCAGGCGTGTATTCTCGCTGTCTACGGACTTCATAAACACCTTCATCAAAAGCAATGCTTTCATGTGTATCAAATGATCGTTCATGCTCCAATACTGCACCACCTTCATTTACTACCAAATAAGCTATAAATTCATTGGTCTTATCAATAAGCAACTGAGCGTTTCTTTCTAAAACCGTATGGTTATGTCCAGTCTCAGAATGAGCGACAACATACTTTCCATTTTCCACATCAGCCTTAATCAATCCTTCTGGCAAAGCATCCGTTTTCTTAAACATAACATCGCCTTGAGCAGCTACTTTTTTAAACGTTTTCATAGTATTTCTCCTTTTTTAAAGAATTCTTTCATGTGTTTTTCTCCATAGTCATTGTAAACATTTAACGCCTCTTCTTTCGTTTTATATCTACCAAGATATTTTCTTTTCCCATCAATGGAAATGGAAGCCTCCCATCTATTTTTTTTATATCTTATACCCTTTAAGCCAGATGTATTATTTTTAGGTAATCCACGATTATGACAATTTTGAGATGTGGTAGCCTCTCGTAAATTTTCTATTCTATTATCACTTTTATTTCCGTTGATGTGGTCGATATTTTCAGTTGGGAAAACACCATGGAAATAAAACCATACCAACCTATGTGCAGGATAATGTTTCCCACAAACATATATATTGACATACCCATCTTTAGCAAAGCTACCCGCAGGAGCACCCATCTTCCTACCACTGCCAGATTTAATCCAACTTAAAACACCTGTTGTTTTTTCATATTTCATATTAGAAATAAGATAATCTTTTGTTATCACGTCCTCACCTCCAAATTTAATATATCATCTACAGTACACCAATTTAACCATGCTTGAGCTTCAAGCGCTGTACCTATATAAGGGGGACAAGGTAGCGCAAAATGCCTATCAGTGCCACAAGTTATTTTCAAAAACCTTTCCTTACCAATATCAGGTATATTAACCTCTATAAGCTCACCAATCAAAGGATCATCGTCTTTATCGATTGTTTTTGCCCCTAGTCTCTCATCATTAAGAATGTTGTGCCACCCCAATATCTCAGCAATACATCTACGTTGTTCCACGTTTTCCCATGTAATAGCCATATCAGGTGTTAATGTCTCAGGATTTTTAATCCATTCCTGCGGAACATTTGTCCCCCTCCATGAATAAACAGAATAACCATCCTCATATATAACAGCAGGTTTGTCTTCTCCGTGTAAGACATCTCCATCCCAATTAACCTCTTTTGGCTTTTCAGAAACAAAAACTATCCCATCGTATGGCCACCACCATTCACATTGAGTAGAAATATCTTCCATTATATCAAGATGCTGTTTTGTCTTTTTATTTAAAATAACGCCTATATGCTCGGCAAATCTTGCCCAACAAACCCAGTATAAATCTTGTGACCCCCATAAATAATTAGAGTTATAAATTTCCTTATCCCTGAGCTGACCCCAGAGCTGATCCCCGAGCTGCCCCCTGAGCTTCCCCCC